ATGGTGGCATGACTGAAACCTGTAAAGCTATTGCCCGTAAACACGAACAGAAGATGCGCCTTGACTATGAGTTAGTTAGGGCACTGAAGTGTACAGAGATTATGCAAAAAGGTTTTACCTTTAGACCCGGTTCTCGTGTTGAAATTTTATGTAATGACATCGTACCTATTGTTGCACTTGAATAAATGGAATCATTGGTAGCTGCCGTTATTGCCGCAATTGCTGGCGGAGCAGCTTTAAACAACAGACTACACAACAGAATAAATAACGTACACGATCGCATAGGCGGTCTTGATAGGCGCATTGACGCCTTGGAGCTAAATGTAGCTCAAGACTATGTATCTAAAGCTGATCTATCAGTAATGGTGCAACGTATGGAAGACCATATGGTACGCATTGAAAACAAATTAGACCAAATTGCATTGAGGAATAACTAATGTCTTATAAACTAGTAGACGTAACACGTAACAAAGTACTGCAAGAGTTTGAAACTATTGAGCAAGCTGAAAAAGCTTTGCGCTACCAATCAGTTGAAGATTATGTAAGGCTTGAAATTCAAGCAGATGCTAAACCCAAGCCTAAAGCTAAGAAAGCAAAGAAGGTAGTAAGTGAAGAAAGCAAGTGAAGACCAGTTTAACGAACTCCATAATCTGGTAACTAAAGAGTTTTTGCAACGTGTCAAATCTGGTGAAGCCTCTACACAGGATCTCAAAGCAGCTTGTGATTGGCTAGCAAAGAATGACATCAGTGGAGTTGCAGTAGAAGGCAACCCGTTGTCCAAACTTGCAAACATTATGCCAACAATTGACCCAGAACTTGTACAGAGCAGACTTTATGGCAGAAAGCACAGCTAGTTATTACGAATCTAACCCTAAAGCACGTAAAAAACGTAACGCGCAACAGGCTAAATATAACAAGACAAGTAAAGGTTTAAAGATCCGTACTGACGCCAATAAGCTCAATCGGAAATTGGGTACTTATGGCAATGGTGATGGCAAAGATGCATCCCATACAGGTCCGAATAAAGGAAAGTTGGAGAAAGCCTCTATTAACCGTCGAAGACCACGCCTAAAGATCAAATACGCATGACCCCTCTACTTCCATCTCCTGAACACTACCTCTACAACCTCATAGCCATGACATCTCCTGAAGCCAAGCGCCTATGGAGGCGCAGCATCAAAGAGCATTTTGGATGCACATGTGTTTATTGCGGACAAACTTATGAACAACATCAACTCACTTTGGATCACGTGCTACCTCGCAGTAAGGGCGGCGAAGACATTTCATCGAATGTTGTACCAGCGTGTACTCAATGTAATCAGGATAAAGGAAGTAAACATTGGCTCAGTTGGATGAGACAAACCTTTGGTGAAAATCAACTACGTGAAATACTAATTCTCTCACATATTTCTTGATGGGTAAAAATAACATAGACAACATGTCAGCAGAGGAACGTGCGGCTCTTTTAATGAGCCTTATGCGTCCTCCTGACCAAATGCCAACTCGTGACGCAATAGAAGCAAATAGGATTCTAGAAAGTCTTCGGATTAATCAACCTAAGAATATTGGTGGAACATTATCCATTCGTAATCCTGTCACAAATATTCAGGGTCATATGATTCCTGGTCCTCAAGGTCATGAAGTCTCGTTTACATCTAATGGTAGTTTTAGTAGACCAAATGTGCCTAATACTAAGCTGCAAACGTTAGGATCAAACGCTACCGTTAATCAATTGATTAATGAGTTGCCCACTTCTCGTAATAAAGCAACTGGTGTAGACAATAGATATACTTTCTCACCTTTGGAAGATATTAAGGATTTTAAACGCTCGCTAAGGACTGGTAAAAGGTCCAACTCACGAAATACTGCCTATAAGCGTAGTACAAACGGTGCCTTCAATGCTCACACCAAAAAAGATGGTGAAATGGTCGGGCATGGCACCCGTAAAGGAGAAACTACTTGGCAGCCAAGAAATGCTGGTGGTAAATTTGGCAAACATGTCCAATTTGACCCAACTGATCCTGTAAAAAGGCTTGGTAAATTTGCAATTGAAAAAGGTGCTGCACGTTTTATTCCTGTAGTTGGTCAATATATTCAAGCAGCTATGACTGCTGACAGCGTATTCGAAGGTATTACAGGCAAAAGTGTTATTAAAGAGTTTATACCGCAAGCTAAAAGATCTATTAAAGATCAATCAATACCACGTCCAGCTACTTTAATGATGTACTAAACATATATGACTAACGTCCTTGAGGCGTTGCAAGATGATTTCAAGTTGTTCTTACAAGCACTGTGGGGACAACTTGAACTTCCTACGCCAACACGCGCACAATACGCAATCGCAGACTATCTGCAAAACGGTCCTAAACGTCTACAGATTCAAGCCTTCCGAGGAATCGGTAAATCTTGGATTACTGGTGCGTTTGTTCTTTGGACCTTATTTAAAGATCCTGAAAAGAAAATCATGATCATCTCTGCATCTAAAGAACGTGCAGACAATATGTCAATCTTCTTACAGAAACTGATAATTGAAACACCATGGCTGGTGCATTTGCGCCCTAAATCTGATGACTCCCGTTGGAGTCGGATATCTTTTGATGTTAATTGCTCCCCTCACCAAGCTCCTTCTGTTAAATCAGTGGGAATTACTGGTCAGCTTACTGGTAGTCGTGCAGATTTAATGATTCTGGACGATATTGAGGTTCCTGGCAATTCGATGACAGAAATGATGAGGGAGAAACTTTTACAATTATGCACTGAAGCTGAGTCTATTCTTACCCCTAAGGATGACAGCCGTATTATGTACTTAGGTACTCCTCAGACGGTCTTTACGGTCTACAGGAAGCTTGCAGAGCGTAACTATAGGCCTTTCATATGGCCAGCACGTTTCCCGCGCTCTCTGTCCAATTACGAGGGTCTCATAGCTCCTCAATTACAAGAAGATATAGACACTGGCTCTGAAAAATGGGCTGTAACTGACCCAGATAGATTTAATGATGAAGACCTTATTGAACGTGAAGCAGCAATGGGACGAAGCAACTTCATGCTTCAGTTCATGCTCGATACTTCACTTAGTGACGCAGAAAAGTTCCCCCTTAAAATGGCTGACCTTATCGTCACTAGCGTTAATCCCTCTACTGCTCCCGAATCCATCGTTTGGTGCTCAGACCCAAGAAACATCATCAGGGATGCTCCGACTGTCGGACTACCTGGAGATTATTTCTACAGTCCAATGCAGCTCCAAGGAGACTGGGATTCCTACCAAGAGACAATCTGCAGTGTTGACCCGTCGGGTCGTGGCTCGGATGAAACGGCAGCAGCGTATATCTCCCAACGCAACGGTTTCCTGTACTTGCACGAAATGCGTGCTTACAGAGAAGGGTACTCAGACAACACTCTTCTGGACATTCTAAAAGGTTGCCGTAAGTACAACGTTACTAAACTCATTATCGAAACTAACTTCGGTGATGGCATTGTTGCTGAATTATTTAAAAAACACTTAGTCCAAACTAAACAAGGTATTGATGTCGAAGAAGTCCGGGCAACAGTCCGTAAAGAACAACGTATTATTGATACTCTTGAACCCGTTCTTAATCAGCATAGGCTTGTTGTGGATCGCTCTGTCATTGATTGGGACTACAACTCCAACAAAGATGCTCCACCCGAATCTAGACTCCTCTACATGCTCTTCTATCAGATGAGCCGTATGTGTCGTGAAAAAGGTGCCGTTAAACATGACGATAGACTTGATTGTCTTAGTCAAGGTATCCAATACTTCACTGACTGCATGGCTATATCCGCTCAAGAACAGATTAATACTCGTAAACAGGAAGAGTGGTTAGACATGCTTAGATCCACTATTGATGACCCTCAAGGCTCAGCTAATCACCTTGTTTTAGGCCTAAATAAAGACCAAAGACAACAAGCTAGAGGAAATGACCAAACTGCAGTCCCCAACTGGGTTTAGGTGCGATAGGACATGTATACAGGAGGAGGAGGGGTGGACTCCAACTTCTGGAGGGGTAAAGGAGACAATCCAACCCCTTTACTATTATCCGATGAATGGATAATCCGTAAGCACTGACACAAGTTTATTTAATTAATTAAGTAATAGGCGTCTCGCTGGAGCTCGACCAGTACTTAATACATGATGATCTGAATCATCCCTTAATGATGATCCGTATCATCCCTTATTACACAGCTAGTAAATTACATGCATTCTGTACGTTTAGTACATTCAACTCAAGGTGGTGATGACTTGATAGCTTACATGGCTAGAGTCTCTAATCCTGCTAATCAAAACAACACTGGGAACAGTGCTCGTTTAATTAAATACCTTATAGATCATAATCATTGGTCTCCCTTTGAAATGGTTAACATGTGTGTAGAAATATCTACTACACGTAGTGTCTCTGCTCAAATCATTCGTCATAGGTCTTTCTCTTTTCAAGAGTTTAGCCAACGTTATGCTCAAGTTACAGAGAAACCTTTAATGCCTGAGCTAAGGCGTCAAGATACTAAGAATAGACAGAATAGTATTGATGACTTGAATCCTTCAATGGTGGATTACTTTGATTCACAGATTCAACAGCTGTTTGTTCAATCAAATACACTGTATGAGTCTATGTTGTCTTCAGGTATTGCTAAAGAGTGTGCTAGAGATGTACTTCCTATGGCTTCCCAAACTAAATTGTACATGAATGGTACTTTAAGGTCTTGGTTACATTATTGTCAGCTACGATGTGGTAATGGTACACAGCATGAACACAGGATTATTGCTGATTACTGTCAAGAACTGATTTATCAATGCTTTCCGATGGTCTATGAGGCATTCATGGCGGCTCAGGAATTTTGACATAATTTTCTGAAGCCATATACGTAGGTGCAGGGACGCAAATTTACCCCTATGGGGGGGTCATTGTGCTCCCTATTTGATATTTTTGCCGCGCTGGATATCGGATCCAGCATTAAACACTTGGCTCTCTCGGCACTGGGGTGGCACGCTGCCGTAACCATGACGTGCTGTTACATCTCTTAATCTCCACCAATCTGTAGCGGCTCAGTCATACCAAGGGTTTTGCACTTTTAATATTTATTTAAGAATGGCAGCTGTTCGCTGAGATCAGTTGGTATCACTGACATCTTGTTCAATGTTGCACGAGTCATGCTGCTTCGACACGTTGCCTTAGTGGACAACTGGCTATACATTGACATCAAGCGACAGCACTCCCTTCATCGCTGCATCGCTTGCAACCTATTCAATCTTGCAATGAACAACCATCCTATAGAGCACTTCATAGCTGCTCTCCTCGTCTTAGCTGAGGGCCTCTGCTGGATCATCAACGAACTAGCAGGTCACCACGTCCAACAGCTCCCAACCTTTAAACCCTTTCAACCTGTCCACTTGCTCACACGTTCTCTTCTCATTGAAGAGGCCAAGATCCTCAGATCACTAGGCAACACATACAAACAGATTGCCATTGCTCAACAGATCAGCCGATCAACAGCTTGGAGCTACGTCAACACTTATTAATCGCTTCATTCTCTTCTCCTAATCGCTTCATTCAATCATGATCACGCGTTCTGAATTCGTTAACTATTGCCTTAGCTTTTATGGAGTTGATGGTATTTACGAGATGTATCCACCGATGACACATTCTCAGGCTTATCACGCGACAGCGTACAGAGAACAATCAGAACATTGGGGCGATGGTGACACACTAGACCGCGAACATGTTCTCGAATTCTGTGCTGCTGTTTATGGCACTCACATCAACTAACACCACTCACTTAATCCACTAATCATCTAAATCATCATGCGTAAACTTGAACAGCAGATGTGCAAAGCAATTGAAAACAATTGTGAGCACTGGTCTACTGCAAATACTGCAGTTATTAAGGACAAAGAAGGCACTCACCATGTGTATTTACATGGTCATGAGATTGCTCAACTCGGAGATGACTGGATCAAAGTTAGGCATGCTGGCTGGCGTACTAACACGACACGATCACGTCTACGCGCCTTGTTAAGTGAATTTGGCTCTGATTCTGATTACATACGTCAGAAAGATTTCATATGGTATGTCAATGATATTGCCATGACAAATGATGGTTGGTACGGCGTCGCCTGACCTGTACACATAGGCATACTGAATCTCTCCTTTAGGGGCCTTAGTGCCCCTCAATGAGGGACTCACATCCCTTGTCTTTTGTTTTTATTTTCACCATGTTTAATCCTTTTGGATATCACACGCTGGCCAATGTCATGGGGACATCTCACCCAGTGAATAATGTCACAACGGATTTACTTAATGGTGAGGTTGTTGTTGAACACACCACGGGAATCGTGACTGTTCATGACCATGTATCAAGGCTTGCAATCCTGAACCTATTGTATGGCCCAAGCATTTCAATTGATCTCTGGGTGGAACATAACCTGTCCCCAGATATTAATGCTTACGTTGACAACAAGTTAGCTATAACATCTGACTTCATTTAAGTATAACTTTTGCCTTTTCACAATCATAACACCAAGGACCCAAACAATGTACTCAGTACAAGTACTTAACGGAAACCGCTGGGAAGATCTAAAGACTTATCAACCCAGATCATGGAATGATGCTGTCCAATTATTCACGCATTATATGGAACGCTTCCAGATGCATGACTACCGCATCTTTCCAGTTGTCTCACTTCCTGAGGTTAAGTGATGACTGACCAAGAAATGGACCGCATGAATGATTACCTTTTAGAACAAAGCCTAATCATGAATGAACGTCAACAGGAGCGTGACTATTACGGCACTGATCCGTACAAGTATAAAAGGCCAGATGATCAGTTTTACATTCGTCTTTGGTCCTAATGAGCCCAGCATTTATTAACTATCTCAAAACTAAATACAAAGCACTACAACGTATCATTCAACAAAATGAACACAGAAAAACAACCAAGTAACGAGATCTCGCTTGATGATGATTACTTCATCAAGAATGCAATCAGTTGTTGGCTGCATCACTTTCCCAATCATAAATGGGCACCTATTTATAGGGAAATGAGGGAACGTAACTATTCAACAACCAAGGAGCCCACGATTGCCACACCAAGGACCAGAACCAAACGTAAGGCAGGATGATTCTCTTTCACAATCACCGTATGAGTACCTAGTCACTCTATCTAGTGGTGAGAAGATGTATCTTTTAGCTCGTAATTCCATGGACGCAGCTTATAGCGCCCTCGAATTATCAGAAGACCGTAATAGTAAATTACTTAATGTGAGAATTGTTGATGAATGGATCCAGGAAACGTAAAAAGTATTTTCCAAATAACTGGCAACGATACAAGGACGCACCGGCTGAACTGTTTGAAGATCTTGATTTTTTAGACTTCATGGACTGGAAAGTTTTCGGTTGGCAATTGCCGCCTGACGTGTGCTGCATTATCCGTGCAACACATCTAGAAACCAAGAAGGTTAAAGAATACGTTTACAAGCAGTCAAAAAGTGCAGATAAAAAGCTACTTAAGTTTGCAAAACTCAAAACCCATGATCTCTGCGTCACCACTCATGAAGCACAGCATTACGTCGGCCCGCATCCTTTCCCAGGATCAATCGACGATGAACCTCTCGACTTTTAACTTTCATTGCGACACACTCTATGATCTATTGGCTGACCACCCATATCGAGATGAAATTCTCAATATTATGGATGCACAGGTGAAAGATGACACATTACTTTATTGAGTTTATTTACCCACATCTTGCCCTAATAGGGTCAGCAGCTCTTTACAGTTTTGTCAATGCCCTTACTGCATGAAACGAGTAGTCGTCACTTTGACTGATGCTGATGCCAGGGTTTTAAAACTGTATGCAGCCAAGTGGAATCTAACGCTATCCCAAGCTTTAGAAGAGATGTCAAGGTCTCACATCCACGGAAGTGCAGAAATCTGCTCCTTTGCCCGTGACTTGCTTGCTAATGAAAATATTGCATTAGATAAGCGTGCTGGCAAGGAATGCTTTGGTTTTAAGTGTAGGTGTTGTGCCTATACCTTACAGTGCCGGACAGGTCTGTATCAAGGTGAATGGTCCATTGATATTGTTCATAAACATTTATTGATTGAAAGTGACGCTGAAAATGAGAATGATAATCAGTAATTTAGTTACAATTGCTTACGCCACCCACACAACTTGTGACAATCATTTCTTTTGGCAACTTCTATCTTGGGATTGATAAGCAATCCTTCTTCGATGTACAAGTCCACTTGGGTATCTTCCGGCTAGAGTTTGGAAGTACTTCGCTCCTAAACGTTGGATCCGATACGGACTCAAGTAACAGATGCTCGGATGGAACGTATCCACCTTGCGTTCGAGCTTCTCCGCTTGAGAGACCGTGAAATGCCTGGTCAAACTGCTTGCACTTTCTTTTATGTGGCCTCACATGATGGCTGTCATAAGCAAGCACTTGAACAAGATCTCAACATGACAACTGCATCAGCTAGTCGTAATACTGATCTTTTATCAAAGGGTCGTGTTGGACGTGGTGCTGTTGGTTTAGGGCTTATCACTAAGGAGGTAGACCCAACTAACAAACGTCGTCAGACCCTAAAGCTCACGTCTTTAGGCAAAGACTTAGCCCGAATGATCAAGCAAACCATCTATGACTGAAATCAGAACCTGGCAACAGGCACTTGATTACACGCTTACTACTCGCCATACGTGGAGACACGGCAATGGCAAGCAGGCTGCACAAATCAATTGCAATCATTTCACACGTCTGCGTGGATCTTCTTTTCCAGTTAAGAAGATTGCACAACCTGTTATCGCTCAAGTCTCTATTGAGCTTGAGGATGAAGGCAAGTCAGATGCAACTATCAACCGCATTGTGTCGGCTGTTAGTACTGTCTTACGTCACTGCGAATTTGATGGCTTAATTCAAAACGTCCCTAAATTTAGGCGTCGTAAAGAAGATGAAGGTCGCGTTACTTGGTACACCAAGGACGAGGTTATTAAATTACGCTACGTGTCCACTAATGTATTTCAACGTGAAGACTTAAGTGACATCATTGGATTTGCTGCCTATACAGGCATGCGCCAATCAGAAATACTTAAGCTTCGTAAGAAAGACATCGATCTTGTAGCTAACAAGATTCACGTCGGCGGTGTTCCTACACAAACCACAAAAGCTAAGAATTGGAGGGCTATTCCTATTCATGAATCAATTCTTGGGATGGTGACAGATCGCTGTTCACAATCATCACGCTCCGATATTCGGATCTTTGGTGACGAGTGGAGAGACAAGGATCAGCTCCTGAGAGCCTTTAAAAAAGCCAATAGGCTCATTCCTAAGGACGAGCAGTATGTCTTCCACACACTGCGTCACAGCTATGCCACATGGCTCGCTGAGGCAGGTGTACCCATCAGATCGATACAAACGCTCTGCGGACATAAAAGAGTGGAGACCACCCTTCGCTACGCCCACGCCTCAGATACAGCTCTCACGGACGCCATGCTTGCCATCTAAGCGTGTCTAATGGGGCACTCAGTTACCCTTGTTTCTGAGCAACACCCTATTTCAACTGGCACACTGTGACAGCTGAAACCCAGAGCCCATCTGGCGGAATTGGTAGACGCGCTGGTTTTAGGTTCGAGCGCGGTTCCGTAACACTTACGTATAGGTCAGGGTTAATTCCCTGGCCTTCCTTTCTACAACACCTGTCCACTACGACATGGTTCTAATCACCGGTTCTAACGCGGATTTTTATTGACAACCTTTGAAGAAATCGGTGCTCAAATTAAACTTGAGCGGGAGCAAATCAAGCGTGGTCTTGAGAAGCTACACAACAACACAAAACAACTTGAAGAGAAAAGTTATTCAAGTGCAAGTGTTTATGGAGTGTCTTCTATTGAGGAGCTTGTTCCTCTTGTGGTTGAACGCATTAAAGTCACGACTAACCGCATAAAGGAAGGAAAGACAGGCGTTAATTTCAAAGAAATCAAGCCATTCCTTGCTGAACTTGCGGCTAATGATGCAGCAGTCATCGCTAGCAAGATCACCTTTGACACTGTATTCAGTGCTAAACGAAAGTCAAACTTGGTGGCCAATGTCACTGATTGCATTGGCTTGGCAATTGAGCAGGAATGCATGTTGCGTCATTACGAACGCACATGTCCTGGCCTCCTCCACACACTTCAAAAAAACTATTGGCATAAGTCCATAGGCACTACTCAAAAGGTGACGGTGATCCGAACCCTTATGAATCGATATGACGTGGAGCATTGGAAGCCTTGGGGGCGAGCTAATCGTGTCCGTTTAGGTGGCTGGCTGCTCGACTGTATTTGTGAGGTAAGCGGCTGGTTCAGTATCGATAGCCGCCAGGAAGGCCGTAAACGTGTCAACTATGTGATCCCTACGCCTGAGTTCATGGCGATTAGAGATCAGCTCATGGCACAAGCAGAAATGTTTAGCCCTATTGCTTGGCCCATGATCGTGCCACCTAACGATTGGCATCCTGATGGGACAGGTGGCGGCTACATCCTCAATGAAGTGATGGAGGGCTACGACATGGTTCGTAGAGGCGATAGGACATGTATACAGGGAAAGACTCCAGTTGATTTTCTGAATCACATTCAGCAAACCAGCTACACCCTCAATCCATTCATTGTTGACGTTGCAAAGACGTTGCAAGAGCGTGGGATTGGGGTTGGTAAGTTTATCCCTGTTATTGAGATGCCACTGCCTCCTAAGCCTGTAGACATTGCTGACAACAAAGAATCACGCAAAGACTACAGACGAAGAGCAGCAGAGGTAATGAATATCAATGCTCAAGCCTTCAAGCGTTCATGTCGTACACGTATGACTATGAATGCTGTTGAAGTGTTTGAACAATATGAGAAGTTTTACATTCCGTGGTCATTTGACTACAGGGGTAGGGTCTATCCAATCCCTGCATTTCTTACACCGCAAGGAGACGACTTCTCTAAGTCACTACTCTTGTTTCACAATCAAGCGTTGATGACACCTGAA